GTGGTCCTCAAGCGCCCAGTCATGGTTGGTATTGTACCAGGAAGAACCCCAGGGGAGAAGGGTCAACTCGGATTTAATCCTTATCTGGAATTTACCGAGCAATTCGATACCGGTATTCCATTTGAAGTGGCCAATATTCTTCATAACCTGACCCCACTCATTCAGGTAGAGAATGCGTATCGCCAGAACTATTCCGATTCGGGATTGATTCTGCCTACGCCTGGCAGCATCCCTGGCGGACTCCATCGCGTATAAGCTTGACATCACACGGCCGTTGTGATATAATAGCAAAATGAGATATTACACCAATGTAGCTGTGTCTGGCTCCAATCTGCTCTATCGCGGCATCCAGGATGGTCGGCCTGTACGGTTAAAAATTCCGTATAAGCCGACCGCCTATCTTCAGTCCCCCACTCCCACACCCTATACCAATCTTCAAGGGCAATATCTTGCCCCTATTCAGTTTGCGAACATGTATGAGGCCTACCTTCATAAGAAACGCTATGAGAAGGTGGCAGGATTTCAAACCTATGGTATGGCCTCCCATGAATATGCGTTCATTGCGGAAGAACATCCCGAAGATGATATTCAATGGAAGTTAGAAGATGTGGTGGTCGCCTATCTCGATATTGAGGTCGGCTCAGCCGAGGGATTTCCCCATCCAGCTCAGGCCGCACAGCCCGTGACGGCTATCACAGTGAAGTTATCCAATAGCGCCAATTATCATGTGTTTGGCTATGGGAATTATACCCCCCATCGCGGGGATGTTCGTTGGCATCACTGTGAGTCTGAGGAGCATATGCTCCAACAGTTCTTGGCCTTCTGGACCGAAGATCCGCCGGATATCATCTCAGGTTGGAATGTCAAGACCTTTGATATTCCGTACTTGGTCAATCGCATCACCAACTTATGGAATCCTGATGAAGGCAATAAACTGTCGCCTTGGGGTATCCTCAAGAATAAGATCGAACATTTCTATGGGAAGGATATCTCGACTTGGGATCTGGTAGGAATCTGTACGCTTGACTATCTCCAATTATTTCGGAAGTATGCCCCCAATTATTCCCAAGAATCCTATAAGCTGGGTGATATCGCCGCCATCGAACTTGATGAAACTAAGTTGTCCTACGACGAATATGATTCACTCCAGGATTTATATCTCAAAAATTACCAGAAGTTCATTGAATATAACATTCGAGACGTTGAACTGGTCACCAAGCTGAACGACAAGAGCCGATTGATCGACATGGCTATCACCTTGGGGTATGACAACAAAACTAATTTCGATGATGTGTTTACCCAGGTCCGCATGTGGGATTGTATTTGTTATAATCATCTCCGCAAGAAAAACATTATTGTGCCTCAGAAACGGACGCACCACAAAGATAAGTCCTATGAAGGCGCCTTTGTGAAGGTCCCGCAGTTGGGTCGTCATCGTTGGGTGGGATCGTTCGACTTGAATAGTTTGTATCCCCATTTGATCATGCAGTACAACCTCTCTCCTGAGATGCTGATTGAAGAACGAGAGTATACCCCGGCGATGAAAGAGGTGCTCGCACAAGGGGTGACGGTCACTAAACTTCTGGAACAGAAGCTTGATCTATCAAAACTTCAAGGCTGTACCATGACGCCGAATGGTCAGTTCTTTCGGACGGATAAACAAGGATTTCTCTCTGAGATTATGCAGACCATGTATGATGGTCGTGTGATCTATAAGAAGAAGCAGCTTGCCGCACAAAAAGAGAAGGAAGTCTGTACCGATCCTGTTCGGAAGAAGGAATTGCTCTATCTTATTTCTCGGTATAAGATTCTCCAATTAGCGAAGAAGGTGGCACTCAATTCCGCATACGGGGCGATGGGTAATGAATTTTTCCGATTCTTTGATGTTCGCATTGCCGAAGGTGTGACCCTGGCGGGCCAGTTGAGCATTCATTGGGTGGAATCGAAGTTGAATGCGTACATGGGGAAACTCTTGAAGACGACAGGGGTGGATTATATCCTGGCCATGGATACCGATTCCGTCTATCTGAACTTGGGTCCATTGGTGGATAAAGTCTATTGGAACAAGATCACCAAACAGGTGGAGTACCCTGCCACCTCCGCGGTCATTGATTGGATGGATCATGCGTGTATGAATATCCAATCCTCGGTCATCGACCCGGCCTTCCAGTCCTTATCAGATTATGTGCATGCCTATGGGCAGAAGATGCAGATGAAGCGGGAATCATTGTGTGATACGGCGATCTGGACGGCCAAGAAACGGTATATTCTGAACGTCTATGATGAAGAAGGGGTACGCTATACCGAACCTAAGATCAAGATCACAGGATTAGAAGCCATCAAGTCCTCGACCCCTTCGGCGAGTCGTGCAAAAATTAAAGAGGCCCTGAAGATCATTATGAACGGTTCCGAGCAGGAACTTCAAGCCTTTATTGCAGACTTTCGCTCGAAGTTCAATACCTTACCTCTTGAAGAGATTGCCTTCCCGCGCTCGGTCAGCGGAACCGAGAAGAGTAAAGGTGAAGCCACTGGTATCCTGGAATTGATTGAAGATGATCCTGGTGTGGTCTGTAACGGCGGAACACCCATCAATGCGCGAGGTGCCCTGGTCTACAATTACTTCATCGAACAGCTTGGATTAGAAGGACATTATGAGCGGATCAATGACGGAGATAAATTGAAGTATATCTATCTTCGTGAACCGAACAGGTTTAATTCTTATGTGATGGCGTTTCTGACGCGATGCCCCAAAGAATTTTCTCTACAGACCTGTGTGGATTATGATACTCAGTTTGCGAAATCCTTTCTTGATCCTTTGAATATTGTCCTCAACGTCATTGGATGGAAGCCAGAAGTTGAACTCAGCTTGGAGGATTTTTTCGCATGAAAGCACATTTTGAAGCGATACCAGGATGCCATATTGTTCCCGCGCATCTGGTCCATTGTACCCGGTGTGGAGCTGAATACCTCAGTAACAGGAAAATCTATGGACGCCGGCTTGAAGGTCCGGGTCCCCATTATTGGATGTGGTATTGCGCCATGAATGATTGTTATGGTAATGGTACGGCTATCGTACCCGTGACGATTACAGAAGAATCTCATTGACTTTTCTGTGTGAATGTGTTATTATATCACCAATGGAGGATCTCATGCGTTTAACCTATGAACAAATTGCCGAAGCCTGTCACGAAGCGAACCGTGCGTACTGTCATGCCTTGGGAGATTACACTCACTTACCTTGGTCGATGGTGCCTGCCAACATTAAGGAATCGGCGGTGGATGGCGTGACCTTTCATATTGCCAATCCTGATTCCAGTCCCGAAGAGAGTCATACCAATTGGTTCAAATTCAAGCAAGCTGATGGCTGGATCTATGGTCCCGTCAAGGATGCCGATAAGAAGGAACATCCTTGTATGGTGCTCTATCATGAACTATCAACGGACCAACGCGCCAAGGATTATATCTTTGCGGCACTCGTCGATACCCTCCGTAAATTCTAACACCACCAGGAGACCTCATGGGCATTTTAGATACACTGAAAAAGAACTCAACGATCAAGGAAACGGATGTCCTGTCCGACTCTGTGTTATTCAATGAAAAGGATATGATCACCACAGAGGTGCCCATGATCAATGTGGCATTGTCTGGCAGTCTGGAAGGCGGATTGGCGCCAGGCATCACGACCATTGCAGGTCCGTCTCGATATTTCAAGAGTAACTTCGCGTTGCTCCTGGCCAAGGCGTATCTGACCAAATATAACGATGCCGCCGTGCTCTTGTATGATACCGAATTCGGTACACCCAAATCCTATTTTGAGGCGTTCAAGATCGACATGGATAAGGTGATCCATACCCCGGTGACTGATGTGGAAGTCTTGAAGCATGATATCATGACCCAACTCGCCTCCATTAAAAAGGGTGATCATGTCATCATTGTGATCGATTCGTTGGGCACCTTGGCATCCAAGAAGGAAGTGGATGATGCCTTGGAGGGAAAGTCTGTGGCTGATATGACCCGCGCCAAGGCCTTGAAGTCGTTGTTTCGTATGGTGACGATCCATCTGCGGATCAAAGACATTCCGATGATCGTGGTCAATCATACCTACAAAGAAATTGGTCTCTATCCCAAGGATATCATGGGTGGAGGCACCGGTCTCATGAACAACTCCGATACTGTATGGTTCATGGGTCGTCAGCAAGAGAAGGATGGCACCGAACTCCAAGGGTATAATTTTATTATCAATGTGGAGAAGTCTCGTTTTGTGAAAGAAAAGAGCCGTATCCCCATTTCAGTGACCTTCGATGGCGGGATCGAAACCTACTCAGGGTTGTTGGACACCGCGCTGGAATCAGGGCATGTCACGAAGCCACTCGTGGGATGGTATCTCAAGAAGGGTGATACCAAGAAGGTTCGTGAAGCAGATACCTTAACCAAGGAATTTTGGGACAGCATCCTTGTTGACCCAGAGTTTCGCACATTCATGAAAAAGAAATACGAGGTCGCGTATGGGTCTATTCTCAAAAATTTATCAGTGGTTGATCGGGAAGACGACGAAGACGCCTAGATCCCTGACTGAAAATGTCGATTATCTTCTGGGTGAATATATTATTGGGGATGACTCTACCCCCATTTCGACGGTTAAGCTGTTGACCACCCAGTATAAGGGCGTGGAATACTGTTATCTGAACGTCCGAGTCTCAGAGCATGGAGGAGGCGGACAACTCGCCTTCAAATACTCATTCATCGATACAGCAAGCTTTGATAAAGCCACGCTCAAGACAGATCGTGAATTTATCGAGGTGGCTGGTCTGGTACTCGAATCCATTTTATTGCGGGAAGGCACGACGAATGATACGATTGGAATCGCCAGCGAGTGATGAAGTCGTGGGAGATGAAGCGAAATGCAAACTAGACTTGAAGTTACCATCTTACGTAACCTGATCTATAACGAGCCTTATCTTCGTAAAGTCCTCCCTCACATTCAGGCCTCCTATTTCAGCGACACCTGTGAACGACTGGTGTTTGAAGAAATTAACCGGTTTGTGACGAAGTACAATAATGCTCCTACCCATGAAGCCCTGGTCATCAATCTGACTGAAGCGGTGAGTCTGCGGGAAGAAGAGGTCCGCGGCGCCATTGAGGTCCTCAAGCAATGCTATCAAGACAAAGATAATCCCACTGATATTCTATGGCTCGTCGATCAAACAGAAAAATTCTGCCAGGATAAGGCGATCTATAATGCGGTGCTGGAAGCCGTCGCCATCATTGACAACAAAGACGGAAAGAAAAACAAAAATTCTATCCCTGATCTCCTCTCCAAAGCCTTAGGTGTCACCTTTGATACCCATGTTGGTCACGATTACATGGAACAATCGGATGATCGATATGACTTCTATCATCGCACCCATAAGCGCATTCCTTTTGATTTGGACTTCTTCAATAAGATTACCAAAGGGGGATTTTGGGAAAAGACGCTGAACATCCTCTTGGCAGGGACCGGTGTGGGGAAAACGCTGGTCATGGCCCATATGGCCGCCGCGGCGATGTCCATCGGAAAAAATGTCCTCTATATTACCTTGGAAATGGCAGAAGAACAGATTGCCAAACGGGTTGACGCGAATCTCTTGAATGTGAGGCTGGATGATATCTTGGCGGTCAGTAAGGAGGATTATACCAGAAAGTTCGCCGCACTAAGAACTCGCACTCATGGTAAATTGATCATCAAGGAATACCCTACCGCTGGAGCCTCGACCCTCCATTTTCGGGCATTGGTGGCCGAACTCGCCTTGAAGCGATCCTTCAAAGCGGATATCATTTTCATTGATTATTTGAATATCTGCGCCTCAGCCCGGATCAAGGCGGGAGGCAATGTCTCATCTTATCAATACATTAAGAGTGTTGCCGAAGAACTACGAGGATTCGCCGTGGAATGCAAAGTGCCAGTCGTGTCGGCCACACAAACCAATCGACAAGGATTTGATAACTCCGATGTGGATATGACGGATACCTCCGAGTCGTTTGGTCTTCCCATGACCGCAGACTTCATGTGCGCGATCATTGAAACAGAAGAATTACAACTTATGGGACAATATATGATCAAACAACTGAAGAATCGGTATTCTGATCCCAATATTAACAAACGATTTGTGATCGGGGTCGATAAAAGTCGGATGAAACTATTTGATGTCCAACAGGATGCCCAACTCAATATCCAAGGGTCAGGACAAAAGCTACTATCAACGGGCCCGTGCGGACCGGCCGAACCTGTGACGATGCAGAAAACGATGATCCGAAGAACCAAGAACTTCAACGGCATTAAAACATAAATAGGTATATGGCACAACAAGGGTTTGAATACGAAAAGAACGCAGCAAAGTATTTGGCTGAGCACAAGCTCGTCAAGCCAGGGTATAAACCTGCGGGCGCAGGCCATGCCCGTGCTGATTTGGAAGTCTACTATAAAAAGAAAACCGTCAATGTTGAGCTAAAAATTACCGCGGCCTCTGCGGGCTCGTTGGTCCTCAAGTATACCTCATCAAACCCTGAACATTCCCGATGGCATTTCGATCCCCACATCGAAGACAAAGAAAAGATATTCATTCGTGACGTGGCACTGAAAACTGGGGCGCTCAAGAAGATCAACCGTGATTGGAATAAGGTGCCTAAGCGGAGGGATGGGGAATCTGGGGACTATGACTACGATCATACCACATTCGCCGAGATTAGTCAGGCGATCTCCCCGCTCTTTATTGCTCAATACTATGCCCAAAAACGGACGTATTATGTGAATGTGGGCTCTCATGGTTTCTATCTGTTTAATACAATGGACCCAGAGAGATTGAATAATAATCTTCGACGATTACGAATGCCCCCAGTACCTTCGTTTACCAAAGCGGCATCGGCCAAATATCGGGCCCGTGTCCAATCCAAGGGTGGAGGTAATTATCAATTTACCTTTGAAATGGGGTTTAGTATTAATGCGGCCAGGGCCTCTGAATATAATATTGCCCCCATCGATCCTCGCGGTAACAATGTACGAATATACACCAAAAATTTCTCCAGTCCCTTTGTATAACATGACGCCTTTTATCTCCTACATCACAGAATCGGCCGAAGGTAAGAATCTCCATCTCGAACACCTCGAAGATGAAGTCTTCAATGGTGGAGTCGCTGGTGCCCGGAAGGCCGTCACCTTTCTCCTATCCCTCCATAAGATGTTGACAGGTCATGTGGAATCCCATATGAATATCACGACCAAATGGGATGGGGCCCCCGCTATTTTCTGTGGTATCAATCCCGATAATGGTCGATTCTTTGTGGGCACCAAAGGGGTCTTTGCGAAAGCGGCGAAATTGAATTATACTCCTGCGGATATCAAGAG